GCCGTCGCACCGAGTGGGTCGCGAACGTCCTCGACACGGTCAAGCACTCGCCGTTCTCTCGCATCAAGTCGCTCGCCGCGGACATCACCGCTGACGAAGCTCGTGCGCGTGGTTACGTCAAGGGCAACCTGAAGAAGGACGAGGTCATCAAGCTCCTGAAGCGCGTGACCACGCCGAAGACCGTCTACAAGAAGCAGAAGCTGGACCGGGACGACATCGTCGACATCACTGAGGTCGACATCATCGCCTGGCTCAAGGGCGAGATGCGTCTCATGCTCGATGAGGAAATCGCAGTCGCGATCCTCGTGGGTGACGGTCGCGAGCCTGACGACGAAGACAAGATCGACGAGGACCACCTCCGTCCGATCGCGTTCGACGTCGACATGTACAACACTGTCGTCGAGCTGGACTCGAGCCCGACCCCCGACGAGATCGTCGAGACCGTCGTGCGCGCCCGCAAGAACTACAAGGGCACCGGCACCCCGACCTTCTACACCACGGACGACGTCCTCACCGACCTCATCCTGCAGAAGGACACCCTCAACCGTCGTCTCTACGCCACTGAGCAGGAGCTCGCTGCAGCAATGCGCGTCGCTGCGATCGTGACTGTCGAGGCCATGGAGCGTGTCACGGACATCGTCGGCATCCTCGTCAACCTCGTCGACTACACGGTCGGTGCGGACAAGGGTGGAGAGATCAACACCTTCGATGACTTCGACATCGACTACAACCAGCAGAAGTACCTGATCGAAACCCGCATCTCTGGTGCGCTGACCAAGCCGAAGTCGGCCGTCACGATCAAGTACAACTCGGGTACCGTCGTGACCCCGAACAACCCGACCTTCGTGTCGAGCACCGGTGTCGTTACGATTCCGACCCAGACCGGTGTCGTCTACAAGAACGATGACACGGGCGCCACCCTCACCGCTGGTGCTCAGACCGCTCTGGCTCCTGGAGCGACCCTGAACGTGCAGGCTTACCCGGCAACGGGCTACAGCTTCCCGCACAACCTGGACGCCGACTGGGCCTTCACCCGCCCCCTGAGCTAGTCCTTCAAAATGGCAAAGTTCTTTGGTGAAATCGGCTACGGTCACACTGAAGAAATCCCAGCAGACTCCGGCATTTACAAAGACGTCATCACCGAAAAGTCATACTACGGTGATGTCATCCGAAATGCGAGGAATCTGGTAACTGGAGAGCATCTAAACAATGATCTCACAGTGGATAACTCCATCAGTATCGTGTCCGATGCTTATGCCAACGAGCACTACTTTGCCATTCGCTACATCAAGTGGCAGGGGGTGTTATGGACCATCTCGAAGGTGGCTGTAGCACCCCCTCGCCTTATCTTGACGTTAGGTGGTGTGTACAATGGACCAACCCCAAATCCAAGCGTTCCTTAAGGAACTAGTCGGGTCAGGAGTCCACGTATACTTCCAACCGCCGGCCAATGTGCAAATGGTTTATCCGTGCATCATGTACCAACGTGATTATGCGGTTACTCAGTTCGCTGACAATAAGCCGTACAGCCGTAAAAAGCGATATCAGGTAACAATTATCGATGAGGATCCGAACTCGGAGCTTCCCGAATTGATCGCGAATCTGCCGTTGAGTTCCTATGACAGGTTCTTTGCTGTAGGTGACCTGAATCATGACATCTACAACGTCTACTTCTAGAAAGGAAAAGCCATGACCCAAATTGTTTGGGACAATGTCGGCGAACGTCTCTACGAGACCGGCGTCGATCGTGGTGTTCTCTACGTTCCGAACAACGGTATCTATGATACTGGTTACGGATGGAACGGTCTCACGACTGTTACGGAGAAGCCCACGGGTGCAGAAGCAACTGCACAGTACGCGGACAACATCAAGTACCTGAACCTCATCTCTGCTGAGGACTTCGAGGGTACCATCGAGGCGTTCACGTACCCGACTCAGTTCAACCAGTTCGATGGGGTTGCGAGCCCGCAGGTCGGCGTCAACGTCGGTCAGCAGACCCGCAAGACCTTCGGTCTGTCTTACCGCACGAAGCTCGGAAACGATGTCCTCGCCGGTGACTACGGGTACAAGCTGCACCTCGTCTACGGATGCACCGCGGCTCCCTCCGAGAAAGCCTACGCTACCGTCAACGACTCTCCTGAGGCGATGGGGTTCAGCTGGGACTTCTCAACCGTTCCGGTTCCGGTTTCGGGACTCAAGCCGACTGCGATCATCACGATCGACTCGACGAAGGTTTCGCCGGCCAACCTCACTGCCCTGGAGAACATTCTCTATGGCGTGAGTGCCAACCCGCGGCTTCCTCTGCCTGATGAAGTGATCGCCCTGTTCGCAGGTGCCCTCACCACCATCACGCCGACGACGCCTACGGCCACCACGGCTGGTGTCATCACCATCCCGGTTCAGACGGGTACCACTTACCGTCGCGACGACACCAACGCAGTCGTTACCGGCACCGTCACGCTCACCACGATCGGCGACACCCTTCTCATCAAGGCTTACCCGACCGCTGGCTACGTCTTCAAGGCGCAGACAGACAATGACTGGAGCTTCACGAAGACCGTCTAGCGACAAAACGAAAGGAGACCAGAGAGTGCTAACCATTATCGTGCCTGGAGAAGAATTCTACAACAGCGAAACAAAAGAATTCGTAACTCGTGGGGATTACACGCTAACCTTGGAGCACTCTCTGGTCTCTCTTTCAAAATGGGAGCAAAAGTTCGAAAAGGCCTTTTTAGGCCCGGACCAAAAGACCACCGAAGAAACTCTTGGGTACATCGAAGCAATGTGTTTGACCCCAAATATTCCTTCGGAGGTTTTCCAGAAGCTCTCAAACGCCAACATCCAGGAAGTAAACGACTACATCGAGCAGAAGATGACGGCCACTTGGTTCAGTGAACCGAAGAACAGGCCGGGAATGGCTAATCGAGAGGTTATAACTGCCGAAATCATCTACTACTGGATGGTTGCTCTCAACATTCCGTTTGAAACTCAGGAATGGCATCTCAATCGCTTGTTGACTCTAATCAAGGTCATCAACCTGAAGAATGCTCCTGAGAAGAAGATGACTCGACAGGAAGCTGCCGAGCGAAACCGCCGACTCAATGAGGAACGACTAGCTCGTTTCAAGACAACTGGATAACCAAGGAAGGAGGATTAGCTATGACCAAACTTAGTTGGGGCGATGCTGGAGAACGTTTCTACGAAACCGGTGCCGACCGAGGAGTCCTCTACATTGGCGACAATGACGGGGTTCCGTGGAACGGACTGATCTCAGTCAAAGAATCTCCTTCCGGAGGAGACCCGACACCTTACTACTTCGATGGTCAGAAGTACCTCAACGTGGCAAGCGCAGAGGAATTCGAGGCCACCATTGTGGCATTCTCCAGTCCTGCTGAGTTTGACATCTGCGACGGAACGCGGTCGATCTATGCCGGTCTGTCTGTGACTCAACAGCCACGCAAACCTTTCGGCTTCAGCTATCGAACCAAAATCGGTAACGACGTCGATGGTCTTGATCACGGCTACAAGCTTCACTTGGTTTACAATGCGCTCGCTGCGCCATCTGACTACGAATATACAACCATCAGTGACTCGGCGGACCCACTGAATCTGAGTTGGAAGGTCACGACGGTCCCAGCGCCTCTCGTTGGATTCAAACCGAGTGCGCATTTCATAATGGATTCCCGAACGACAGATCCAGAGCTTCTTGCCTCGCTTGAGGACATACTTTATGGATCTGATATGGGCAATCCCTCACTTCCCACGGCTGCAGAAGTTGTCGATTTGTACTCGAACTATGGCCCACTCATCATCACGCCTCTTCCGAATGGAGCATATGGCGCGAAGGGTGAGCCCGTTCAGATCGCAACCGAGATGAGCTTCACAATTGACGATGACGCAGTCGTAGACCACGGCGATGGCTCGTTCACAATCAACTACTAAGGAGTAAAAATGGCTGCAATTGAAAGCCTGACGACTGACGCCATCATCGCCATGATCAACAAGGGCGCACAGTTCCCTCTGGTTACGGGTAACCTCGTAGCTTTGAACGATGCTGTGGCTATGGATGTCAGCAGTTCTGCATCGGTGACGATCACGATCAAGAACACTGGTACGGTCACCATGGCCGCGGGTCTGTTCACCTTCGAAGCCTCGCTCAACTCGACTGACGGTGTTAATGGCGACTGGTATGCCGTTCAGGGTGTCCGATCCAACGCCAACACGATCGAATCAGTGACTGTGGCCCTGGCACTAGTTGCTGGTGCTCAGAACGCTTACGCCTGGACAGTGTCGACTGACGGTGTGGCATGGTTCCGAATTCGCTGTTCGACTGCGGTCACTGCTTCTGCGATTGCGAGTGTTTCGGCATATCGCACAAGCCTGCCTTCGGAGCCGATTCCGGCCATTGCTGCTCACGCAGTCACTGGTTCGGGTACGTTCCTCACATCGCCGTCGACCAACACGGGTTATGCCCTGGTCACCACGGCCTCAACCAACGGCGCACTGATCGTTGCGGGCACTAAGATTCTGAATGAAATCACGATCTC